CGGGCGCGACTTGGGGCTGGATGTTTTCCATCTGAGTTTCCTCGCGAATTGAATGGATGAGAACGGGAGCGGAATCGCTGCCGCTGGTGCGTCCGACGCCGACGGTCACGTCAGCGGGAATGGACACAAGGGAGACCTCAAGCGGCTCCCAGTCCACGGCACGGAACACGTCCGGAGCGGCGCCCTTGCCGACCCGTTCCTGCTTCATTTCGTGGATGCGGTAGCCAACGCTCACGCTGCGGCGGATGCCGTCGACGACGTCGTTGAAAATCTCGCTTGCGCGCTGCCCGCGTCCGAAACGGACTTGGACCCGGCCCCGCCGGTCGCCATCAATCGAGACCTTTTCAACAACGCCGACTTGGTCCGTCGGGTTGTGATCGACCAGGACCGGCCCGCCGTTTTCGAGTCGCGCCGTGCGAACCGAAGTCGGTGAGTGGTCAAGGATTTCAGTGCCGAAGGACCGGTCGACCGGTTCCTCGGACGAGAACGCGAGTTCGACAGTTCGCGTCTCGGGATCAATTGATTCGCGCGCGACATCAAGCGCGCGGAATTGCACAGGCAAATCAAAGCTGCGGGTCATCGCTGCCCCCATTGGTTGCGGGTTGTTGCGGTTCGATGGAGATGCCGAGCTGTTGAAGCCGCGCGGTTTCCGCGGCCAGCTCGCGCCAGACGTCATCCGGATCACGTCCCTGCTCGCGGATAACTTCCCCGCGGGACTTCAGGCCGTTGTTAATGGCGGTAACGTTGGCGTCGGTGTCTTTCTGCGGATCGACCCACGACCATCTGCGCGGCTGGAAAGACGCGGCTTTGTAGCGATCGATGTCCTGGGCGCGGAGCGTTCCGCCGTTGGGAAGTGCAACCGCGTTTTTCAGGCCGACCGCGGTGTCGATCCACGCCTCATAGACCGGGCGCACGAAGCCGTCGATGAACCACGTTTGCAGCGACTTCCACGCTTCGCGGTCTTCGAGAACGCCGGCCCGGATGCTGGAGTAATTGACGCCCTCGAGGTCGTTCGAGAGTCCGGCGTACGACACACCCAAACCCGCCGAGATTCCGCGGAGGCAGGCCTTCGTGAACTCGCCGAATTGCTGATGTGGGTAATCTGGGTTGAATGCTTGGAACGACGTGCCCGCGGGCAGTTGCTCAAACGTGCCGGGCGACACGTCGCTGATTACTGCGCCATCGGAATCGGTGTCGGTGCCGGTGTAACCGTCGCCAGAAGCCGAGGTGAAGAACCCCATCTTCGCGGCACCCACGCGGGCGGCCGTAATCGCCGCCTCTTCATAGCCCGCCAGCATTTGCAGGCGTGGCAGCGCGGTTGCCAGCATCGGGAATCCCCGCAGCTGGCCGACGTATTCCGAGACGAACAGGTGCAGCACGTCCTCGGCCGGAACCGCCGTGTGCCCGTTGTCGCCCTTGAAGTAGTAATTGACCGCGCGCCCGGATGCGTCGATTTCAATGCCAAACCGGATCCGATTCCTACCCGGGCGGGGATCGACGTTCAGCTCGACGTCCAGCAGCTCGGCATCCATCGCCGTTAGCGAAAACCCAAACGGATTGCCCGCCTTTCGATTTACGACTGCGATGAATTCGCCATCGACCGCGACGCTTGCCATCGCGATCTGCTGCATCTGCACCCACGACAGACGCCCGGCGGCGTCACACGTTGCCGCCCTGCCCCACTTCTGAAACGCCGCCTCGATGGCGTCGTTCGCTTGCGTGTCGAGCGGGCCGTACTGCGCGGCGAACGCGGGGGAGTTCTCAACCGTCGCCTGGATCGTGACGCCGTTCGGGCCGACGACGTTCGACTTGACGAGCTGCACGAAGCGGCTCGCGAAGTCGTTGTTGCGGTACTGCTCGCGCGATCGCGCACGAAGAACGCGGAGGTTCTTTAGGGTGACGTCGTGAACCGACACCACGGTCGTGGTCCAGCTCGCGGTCAGTCGATCCGGAGCGCCCGCCGAGTAGTAGCGCATCGCCGGCTGAACGGCGCGCACGGCTGACCCTCCGGCGGTTGCTTTTCGCCGGAACAGATCGAGCAGGCCCACGCTACATCCTCACGCGAATGGTGCCGCTGGCACCCAAACCGGCGGCGACCTTCTGCGCCTTCTCTTCAGCGGCGACCTCGGCCCGGTACTTGTCGCGCCAGGTCAGCAGTTGCTCGGGCGCCATCTTTGAAATCGAGCGGCCGCCGATCGAGTAGGCCAGCTGATCGGACGACGCGCGCCCTTCCAGCGTGGCCTCCAGTGCATCGAGCGTTTTCTTTGCGTGCGATCGGGCATCCACCGCGCCGGCGGCGAAGTTCGCTTCGACCTTCAATTGGCCGGAGGCGATCGTGACCCGCTCGGACGTGGCGGCCTTAGTGACATAGGCCTGCCAGTGATATTGGCCCGGGGTCCACGTTCCTGTGGTCGCTGCGGCGAGCGACACCAGATGGGTGCCGTCTCCGTTGTCTGTCCCGGTAATCGAAAGCCGCACGCCATCGCGAACGATCGCGTAGGACAACACCCAGCCGGATGCCGGGAGATACTGCGGGAGGTTTTTTGTCCACGACGCCGAATCACCGGCGACGATCCGCGAGGGCTCAACAATGTCCGTCATTTCTTCCACCCTGTGGACCATCCACCGCCCGGCCTGCGCGGGGCAGGCTTGCGTGACTGGACGATGCGGTTGATCGATTCGGCTTTGGCGGGCGCTTTAGGCGCCGGTGCCGGTCGTTGCTCCTGCGAGGTCACGCGCCGCGAAACGGCAGACCAGACAGGGTTCAGAATTCGGAGCGCGGCGTACGCGTACACGCGGCAGTCGAGCGCCTCGTTTCGCGCGCGGTTCTTCACCCATTCCCTGCGGGGAAAGCCCTTGCTGTATCGGGTGACGATTCGCTCGGCCGTGAGCTGGAGGAAATAGTCCTCGTTGCGCTCAAACGGGAAGTGGCAATAGCCCGGCCCCGGCTCGTCGATCTTCAGGCGCGCGTAAATGGTGCCCTTCGCGTCATCGACGCCGACCATAAACAGGTCCGTCTTTCGGTTGCCGCCGCCCTGCTGTTTTCGCGAAAGCGTGACCACCGGACGGCCCGGGCCGGAAATGCCCTTCAGTGCAAACACCCGCCGCGCGGTACGCCGTCGGCAGTAGTCGTAAACGATCTGCGTGTGTGCGCCGCCCGAGTCGATGCCGGTGGCGGTGACATGCAGCGCCGTCCCGGTCTCGTGCATGTACGTGCGATCAAGTGCTGCATCGAGCGCGGCCCACGTTTCACCGCGGGCGGGATCGCCGTGGATCACCAAGTAATCAATCGACCACGATTCTTCGCCATCGCCCCACGCGACGACTTCCATTTCAAGGCGATCAATCTGGACGTCGACGCCGGCGGTGAGCAGCACGGCTCGATCTGGAACCTCGGCGGCGTACTCTTCGCGGCGAGAGAGCAAGCCGGTGTCGTCGACGCCTTCGCCGCTGTCTTCCCACGTCTCGCCGAGCGAGGTGTTGACCCACGTTTTGAGCGTCTCGGGCGAGCGCTTCGCTTCGACAAACGCCTGGGCGATGCTGCCGAGAGTCACCCACGGGGAGTAAAGCTCGGAGAGATGGAAGCCCGCGCGGCCGTTAAACGGCGCCGTTGCACGCCATTCGCCTTTCCGGATCATCGCGATCCGTTGCCCGTCGTTCAGCAGGCCGCCGCAGTGCTCGCAGGCGTACTGCGCGCTTTGCGGTTCACCGCTCGGCCATGAGACGTTCGCCCACTTCAGCACCTGGCGCTCGCCGCAGTGCAGGCAGGGCACGAAGAAGCGGCGTTGATCCGAGGCCTCGAACTCCAGCTCGATGCGGCTGGCGCCCTTCACCGTCGGCGTCGAGGTGAGCAGGATCTTCCGGTTCCAGAACGTCGTGGTTCTCTTCCGCGCCAGGTTCACCGGGTCGCCCTCGGTGCCGGCCGAAACCGGATACCGGTCAACCTCGTCGCACAGCAGCACGCGTATCGGGCGTGAAGCCAGACTGGCCGGCGAGTTGGCGCCAGCGAGCGTGATGTGCCCGCCCGGGAAAATCTTGTGGAGCAGCGTGTTTGAGGACTCGCGCCGGCCGCCGACGTGGACCATCTCGGACAGGCAGCTGGTGTCGCGCAACATCGGCGCGAGCCGGTCCTTTGACCACGCCTGCGCCATCTCGATCGTCGGCTGCAACACCAGAATCGGGCACGGGTCGCGGTGCATCAGGTAGCCGACCAAGTTGTTGATAACCTCGGTCTTGCCCACCTGCGCTGAGGACATAACGACGACCGTCTCGACCCGAGGATCGGAGATCGAATCCATGATCCCGCGCTGGTATTCCGCGCGACTGGTGAGCCACTTGCCGGGCTCCGCGCTGGCTTCGCTGGAGAGTTGCCGGTGCTCGTCTGCCCACTCTGAAACCGTCTGTTTCGGTGGCGGCGCGAACGCGGCAAAGCACGACGAGACGAGGCTATTCGCCCGGCTCTGGTCCATCGTCTTCCACCGTTTCAAGCGTCAGCTCGGCGAGCGCTTCCAGCACGCCGGCCTCGATGGCGTCTTTGACTTCCACGGCATCGGTCGAACCGAGCACCACGGGCGTCAGCTTGGTTGGCATCGATAGCATCCGAGCGCGTACACGTCGGAACGCGTCCGAGACCGCCCTAGTCACGTCCTCGGCACGCACCAGTTCGCCACGCGTCTCGCGCTCGTCGAGTTCGGCCTTGTTTGCCTGGTGGTGGGCGAGTCGTGCGCGCTCGGCGTTCAGCTCAAGCGCGCCGTCGGCGACTGGTTGCGGTGTCTGCTTGATGCGGCCCGCCGCCTTGCCGCGAAGGTTCCGGATATAGGCGACTCGGCAGGCT